GGCCCCCGGGCACCACCCGTTCGTTGTTCGTGCACGATTCCCACACACCTTGTCCCCATGCTTGTGGACAAGGTTTTGCCCTGCCTGTCTGACGGGCGAACTAAGGGTGGTTAGCCCTCGGAGATTTGCACTCACACCCGCTAGACACGTGCGGGACGTACCGAACATTCGGTGGCACTCGATTGTTAGAACGGGTCGTTTCGTCCGTCCTCCATTTGTTTGTCGGCCACCCGCTTGAGAATTTCCTCAATGAGCGTTGAGGCTTGTTGCTTGGTCAATTGCGCGACGGTCGCACCGTCGCCCAACGTTTCGGCGCATACTTGCGCCAAATCCTCGTCGGTGTCAATTGCGGCCTTTTTTGCTTGGATTTTTATCATTTTTATTTGAGCCGGACTAGCCGGTGCGTCCGGGTTGGAAATGCGCCGTTTGTCGGCTTGCTCTTGGACCACACTTTGCGTGCGTTGAGCTTGGCGTGCAAATTCGCGTCTAGGTGACTCGTTGCGCGGCTCGTCTTGCGCCTTGCGGTGTTCCACCTCGTCCGCGCTGGCAATCGCCTTGTCAATTCCATAGCCCATGTAGCCGAGTGCGCGGCCAAGTGCGCTTGTAAACCCAACCATGCGTTCCGCGTTACGTGTGTACGGTGTCCGGCCGGGCACTTGTTCGGCGGCCGACGCAATGACGGGCACCGCGTCCCGTTCGTCACGCCACACGGTGACGATACAAATTAAAAACAATTGCTCGCCCACTTGCTCGAGCGTGCACCCCGTCTCCTGAATGCGTAATTGCGGCCAATCTTTTAACGCCATTCGTAGCCGGGTGGCCACGTCTACGTAACCGCTCAATTCAAACGCCATTTTGGCACCGTCGCTTTCTTTCGTTGTAGTAGTGACGCAACGTAGGCATGGGGTGTAGCGCGGTGGCCGGCGTGAAAAACGCGGGTGCTTGTGTCGCGGCCCACCAATGGTCCGGGACGTTGCAATGCCGCAAATGCAACCAACCGCGCAACACGACCGAGGCGGTGCCGTAGTCCGCGACGGCTAGCACGTAGGGCGCGGGTTTGTCATACTCGTGGGTAATTAATCGTTTGTTGAAATCGGACACGGTGCGTACTTGCACGCCGTCCACGTCTGATTCGTCGCGTTCGGCATCGAGCAATTCCCATTCGTATGGTGCTCGCAAATACGCGGCCGTGGCGGCCTCGCCCATAAACCCGCGTTGCACGCGTTCGGTGATTTTGTCCCACAATGCCGGGTCGGATTCGGACAATTGGCCGCGCCAAATGTGCCTACCGAGTTTTTGCGGCCGGTCACGCAAATGCGCCAACCATGTTTCGGTGTTTTTGTCGATTGTTGCCATGCGTGCCTTGTCGAATTGCACGGACACGCCGCCGTCGCTATCAATAACCAACACGCGTGACGGCCTCCAATCGGGCGCATTCGGCCTTAAGTTCCTCAATGCGTTGTTCGAGTATGCGGATACGGACCATTGCGGCGAACGTCAAATGGGCCACGTGCAATTCGTTGGTGGACTCTTGCAACGTGCTTAAGAGCTCGAAAATGCGTTTGCCGTCGCCGTGAGCGTCGGCCATGAGCGTGCTCATTTGGCCGCTAACCACAACATAACCCCCATGACGGTGAACAAAAACGCCGTTACCACAATGTCGTACACGGTCATGGCCTGTAGGTGGTCCAATTCCACCAACCGCCGCTTGAGCCCTCGACACCAGCCCAAATGAGAAAACCCAACGCAAGGTTGGTGTCCGGGTTGTGCAAATCGTCGCACGTCACGTTGAACCCGTGCGCGGCCGCCCAACCGGTCGGCCAATGCCGTGAGGGTTCTACCCACGTGGGGCAATGCAATTGCAACAAACCACGGCTAGCCCCACGGTCCCCGATTGCGGCCGGTTGGCACCCTGATTCGCGGCCCATAATGACGGCGAGGGTTGCGAGCTCGGTTTGCGGCCAACCGTATTGGCGGCCGTATTCGGCCCATTCTGAGCACGTCCGTGGCGCGGGGGGTATCGTCGCGGGGGTCGGCGGTTTGCGTTCAACCACGGGCCTTGTAGGGGCCTCTGAGGGCACGATACGCCACGTAGGGGAACCGTCCAACGTGTAGTCGTGGACCGGTGGGGGTATTCGGGCCGGGTCGGGTAGCGGGGCTATCCATAGTGAACCCGCGCACGCCAACCCTATGGCGGCCATTTTTGCTACGTAAGTAATCATGCGGCACCGCCTTGGGTTGGGGTGGTTGAAATGTGTTGGAGGCGGACCGGTACGCCCCACGATTGCCATTTGTCCGAACGAAACGCCAATTGGGCCAACGACATGGTGCCGTCCGGTTTGCGGAAAATTTGCACCAATACTTGTTGCCCGGTTTCGAGCGTCCCGGTCAGTACCTCGTAAAAAATGAGGTTAGGGGTTTGGGTTTGTTCTGTCGGTTCCGGCACGTCGCTTGCCGCCTTTCTTGGTTGTGGTTTCCACCGTAGCGGGGACCTGTTCGGCCGTGGTGGATTTCCCGAACACTCGATTGAACGCGTCTTTTACGGCCTCCGGGTTGCTTGCCATACCTAGGCGTAGCTCAATGTGGAACCAATCGCCGCCGCCCGCCCCGTGCAATGTGGGCCGCACGTACCGCAACCATGCCTCGGCCGCATGGTTTTTGGGTATTGACGTGCCTACGCGGTCCACGCGCCACCCGCGGCCGTACTCGGGGAAATAATCAAGCACACATTGCACGCCCAACACCTCCCAATTGTCCAAAACGGTGTTCAACCACGTGAGGGCTTTAATACGGCCGTTGTTCACGCCCAACCGGCGCGGTTCAATACGCCGCCACGAGAGGTCCATTGCCACACCTCGAGCATGATTTGAAATAACGCCCCGCGTGCCGTTGTGGCCCGTGCCGCGCACGTTGCGGTACACGTAGGTGCCGTTGTTCCACAATGCGCCGCCGCTCGTAATCGCGGCTTGCCGCGCCCATTCCTCGGTGCCACCCAACGGGCCGGTAACTACCGCATACCCGGGCACCTTGTATTCGGGCACTACTTGTTTTCGTCCTTAGGCACGAACAAACACGCCGTTTTGCGGTTGCCTACCAACGTGGACACGTAGGCCAACACTCCCGATAACACCGGAATGGACAATGCCACCAATTGCATGTCCCACCCTTTTTTGTATGCCACGTAGGACACCAACGCGATTATCGCGCCTTTTAGGGTTTGGTCGGCGGTTTGTAGTTTTGCGTTTTGGTCCACGGTTACGCCCCGAGTAGTGCCGCTATTTCCGCGTCGGTCAGTCCAAGGGCCGCAAGTTTTGTTCGGGCAGATACTTTGGCGGCGGCGGCGGCCTCAAGTGCCGCAACGTGTGTTTTCAATTCTTCGCGTTGCGCGTCAATAACGGCACTTTCGGCCAATGTTGCGTTTCGTATTTCGTCATCGATTTGGATTTTGTGCGTCATGTTATGCCTTAATTGTTGTACCCATAAACGTAGATTTTTCCGCCGGTCATGGTGCCCGCCGAAATCGTCAATGTGAACGCGGTGTAACTTGTTGTGTCTGCCAAATAACCGCCGGAATACCCGCTAAATCCATCTGTTTTATTTTGTGCAATGGTTGCTCTAAACATTGTGTTTTTAGTATCAAAAGGGTTCAATACGTCGCAATTTAAGCTAATTCCGGCGTGGGCCGAACCCGCAAAAAGAAAACTTGTTGTATTTTGTGCGCGCAACGGTGACGCAACCGCCGGGGCCGCATAATCAACATAAATTAGTGAATAATAATAAGCGGTTGCGGCCGAACCAAGGGTTAGCGCCAAACCGCCACCCGAACTTTGTGTTCCACCCACGCCAATAATTTTGTAATTGTCGTATGTTGCACTAAACGCGCCGGATACCGTAACGCTTGAAACCGCACTACCAATTGTTGTTGTGCTTACCAAAACCAAACCGTTGTTGGTTCCCCATGTCACCCAAGCACCGGCCGCATTGTACGTTTGTAAACCGGTTCCCTCGACGTAACACATTTGACCCTCGGCCAATGTCTTTTCACCCGCGCCGCCAAATGCCGCGTCACGAGTAACGGTGCTCGCAAACACGGGTACGCCCGTGCGGGCGGATTGGTTCATTTGGTCCGCCGTCAATACTTGCGAGGCGGTGAACGTTGGGACAATGGTTTGTGCGTTGGCACCCATGGCGGCAATCCTAACCCAACACGTTGGTGCTATCGAGCACGCCATGCACCGCGTCATCAAGTATGAGCAAATACACCACCGTGGTGTCCGAGGTCCAATAGGTGATTGTATGGCCGGTGTTGAGGTCTATTGCGCCGTCTATGCCCTCCACCGAGAGCTCGGACGTTATGGTGCCGTAATTCTCGACGTTCACCGTTATTTCGATTGTGTCCCCAATGTCGATTGTGGCCACGGTGTCGCGTTGAGCCTCGGTAAGCATTGACAAATTGACGGTGAGCGCGGTCAATCGCGGCGAGGGTTGCGGGGCCAACAAATAGGCGGCCGCCGCGTCAATTTCGGATTGCTCATGCAACAACGATTGGGACACGTCGCGGCTTTGCACAAAATAGGTTGCTTGGGAACCCGCGTCTTGCGCGGTTGCGGTGTCGGTATCCAACGCGGTGACGGTGGCCCGGTTCACTACTTGGCGTGCGTCAAATTGGATACCTACGGACCGGTATTTATAATCGGTGCCTTGGTCCGAAAAAACGGCCACCGGCGAGCTCAACGTGTTGCCCACCCGGTTGGTGAACGTCAGGGTGCCGTTCGCGGCGATAAACAAACGGCCGAATTCGGCGGTGCCATTGATTTGTTGCAAGTACGCCAACACGTTGGTTCCGGCCGGTACGTCATAGGCGGCGGAATGCCCCAAATTGACGGTTCCGGTAGCAATTGACGTGGCACCGGTGTAGTTCACCTCGGGCAACGCCAACACGGTGGTGATACGCGCCCCGGACAATTGGGCGGACGGGTTAAACGCGGCCATAAACGTGTTTGCAAGCAACCAAAAATTGTCCACGCACCGGACCGAAACGAAATTTTGCCGGTCTAGGTTGTATTCGTAGTCAAACGATTCCACCACCCCGTCGAACAATTGGACGGCCTCGCGGAACAGTCGCACGCGACGCATGGGGGCTAGTCCGGGTTGGTTGTTGGCCGGGTCATAGTAGGGGCTTGATTCGTCGTAAGGGTTCAGGATTCCGCCCGCCAACGTGTCGTTAAGCACGAACGTGAGCGTTCCCGCACCGAATTGGTCAAACGGTTGTTTTCGGCCTCTTGAGTAGGACACGCCGGTTACGTAATCGGTTATGTCCGCGTACTCGGTGTTGGGTCCGAGCGTGTACGTGGTGTTGTTCAACACGCCTTTTTGCGCGTCATTCAAACGGAAACTATTTGAGTCCCACCCGGTGTCCAACTCCACCGTGTAGTCACCGGCCGCGGCCACCACCCCGGGCATTAGGCCACCGCAATGTCAATTACACCGCTACGGCGGTTGTATTGCCGTAGCGCGTTCACAAGCTTGTCCGGCAATGTCGCGTCCGCAATTGTTGAATACACGTTTATGGTGACGTTGCCCATGCCGGTGGCACGGTTCAACGGTATGACGGCCTCGGGGCCTTTTTCACCAATCATGGCCAACGTGGGGCCGGTAACGATTCCGCCCTCGGCTAATTGGGGAATGTTTGGCACGCTAAAACCGCGGCCACCGATACCCGGCACCCAATCTGGCACCGTAAATTTGAGTTTGCCAATGGTGTTATTCCACGCCGACGCAATGCCGTTGAATACCGATTTGTAAAAACCCATGATTCCGTTCAAATAGCCCTTAATCAATTCCACCGAAAATTCAACACCCGTTTTAATTGCGTCAAATAGTTTGTTTACGAATTCGCGGAACGTCTCCGATTTTTTGTAGGCAACGACGAACGCGGCCGCCAACGCCGCCAACGCAATAATTACAATGCCAATCGGGTTTGCCGCCAACACAAAATTGAACGCCGCTTGAGCCGCTTGCACAACTAACAACGTCGCTTGGTAGACCTTCATCGCCGCATTAATTGCGAGGACGGCCCCGGCCAAACCGCCGATAACGCCCGCCAAAATCAAAATAATTTTGGTGTTTTCCTGTGCCCACGTAGCCAACGGAATGAGCTTTTCAATCAATGACGTAACCACCGGTAACAACGCCGCACCTATCGATTCTTTGGCCTCGCCCATTTGAATGCTCAAATTGGCCATTTTCCCTGACGTGGTATTGGCGGCCTCCGCCGCCGCACCTTGGTGAATGGTGAGCGCTTGCATGATTTCGTCAAATTCCGCGCCACCGGCAATGAGCGGTATCAATGACGCGTCAATGCCTTTTAAGGCCTTGAAATTGCCTTGGGCGGCCTTGCTCATTGCGTCGGTCACGGTGGCAAGGTCCGTGTTCGTCGCTATCGCAATGTCTTGGGATTTCGTCAATAGCTCTTGAGCAAAACCAACGTCGCCGGTTGCGACAACCAATTGTTGCAACGCGGGCCGTAGCTCGTCGTCGGCCGTTGCCGTCAAGCGTGATTGTGCGGAAATGAACGCCTCGGTGGCGGCTATGTCCTCGTCGGTGGCCATTGCGGACCGGCGCAAAACGCCCGCCAATTTGTCTTGCGCGTCCGCGTCCTCCATTGCCGCCTTGGTGGCGGAACCCAACCCGGCCGCCAACCCGGCTATTGCGGCCGTGGCAGGCACCACCGCTTTTTTCAACGCAAATTGGGCCTTTGCCCCGGCACCCTCCAATTGTTTGAATTCCGCAATTGCCTTGGAAATGCCTTTGCCGTCAAATTCGCTAACGATTGGTAGGGATACGGCCATGCGACAATCCTAAACGGTCACGCGGGCTTGTTTAGCTCGTTTTGCACCTCGCGCATGACGCGCTCAACCAATTTGGTCATTTCCACGTCAAGCTCGTTTTTGTTTTTTTCGTAGGCGGGCCACACGGTACGGGAGGCCGAACCGTAGCGGCCGCGCAACACCGCAATGAGATTGGGGCCGCCCACGGTGCCTACGCGCCGGCCATGCGAACCGACGCGGCTAAACACGTCCCGGTTGCCGGACGATTGGCGGCCCGCCATGTCAAACACCGTGTTTGCAAACCCGGTCCACACCATGCGAAACGTGCCCACGTTCTCGAGCGTGCCCCGAA